AGGGTTCCAGTTAAGTTTGCTGCTGTTAAACTTGTTAAGTTAGCACCGGATATAGCAGGTAATGTAGAAGGGAACCTAGCATCAGGAACTGTACCAGAACCAAGATTAGATGCATTAAGTGACGATAAGTTAGCACCGGATCCACTAAATGTACCAGCAGTAAAAGTATTTGTTGCTGGATTATAATTTAATGCACTATCAGTTTCTCCACCTTGAGAGCCAGTAGTACCATCTACAAATATTGGATATACATATTCGTTGGTGCCATTATTTGACGTTACATTAAAGTTAGTTGCAGTGGTTGCTGTGGTCGCTGTGGTCGCAGATGTTGCATTGCCACTTAAAGCACCAACAAATGTAGTGGCATTTACTTGATTGATACCAGTAATATTTGTAGAGTTATCACCAACAATATTTCCATTAGCAGATATCTGACCAGAAACAGTTAGAGAAGTTAGGGTTCCAAGAGATGTAATGTTTGTTTGAGCAGCAGTTTGAACTGTTCCTATCAAATCACCAGAAAAATTACCACTTAATATATTTGTTGATGGATTATAACTTAATGCAGAATCAGTCTCAGCACCTTGAGACCCAGTAGTACCATCTACAAATAATAGATATACATTTTCATTTGCAGAGTTATTAGCAGTTACAGTTACATTAGTTGCAGTGGTTGCAGACGTTGCATTACCACTAAAGGTGTTGGCAGTTACTTGATTAATACCAGTAATATTTGTAGAGTTATCACCTACAATATTACCATTTGCGGTAATATCATTAGTTACCGTAACAGTATCAAATGTTGGAGTGTCTGATACAGATATATTAGCAGTAGTTCCAATGCCAGTAGCAGTTATATTATTTCCAATGAAGTTAAGTGATGCATAAGTAAATCCAGTTCCGACTTGAACACTATTATTTTCAATTCTAAGACCCTCAATTTTTCCAAGAATAAGATCTTGAAGATCTCCACCGGAACCAAAGAATGATGTAGCACTAATAATGCCGGTAGAGGCAAACATTGTAATAGCACTACCAACATGTACATCATTAAATGTAGATAATCCTACGACATTGAGATTTTGAGTACTAGTAATACCAGTTATTGTTAAATCACTAAAAGTCGGACTATTCGACATCGTGATCGTAGCAATACCATTTGCTCCCGGTACTGCTGCCGCTACAATGTTGGATCCGACAAAATTAATAGTTGCAACACTTCCTCCGGTTCCAACAATGCTGCCTTCATCTTGAATACTAATTCCACTAAAAGAACCTGATCCTGAAGTCACATTAGACCAAACAGGAGAAGATCCGGTCCAAAGAAGAACTTGATTTGGAAGAGCAGAACTAGCATCAACAAAAGTAGTAATTCCGGAAGAAGATTGATAAGGAATATCTCCACTATCTCCACCGGTAAGATTAGTCGCAGTAGTAGCAGATGCAACATTCAACTGACTTTCATCAGTTCCATTAAGTGTAAGTGCTATTTGAGCAGTGACGGCAGTCGTAGCAAAAGATGCTGTAGATGCTGTACCAGTTAGATTACCAAAAAATCCACCGGTTGATGTAACAATACCAGATGAATTGATGTGTCTAACAGACTTAATATCATCAAAGTCTGCCTCAATATTACCAACTGCAAACTTAGTGCCTGCCGACATTGATGTTGTTCCAACACCAAATGCATAATTTGTCAACCAAGCATCAGTAGCAAGTCCGGTAAACGCACCAGACTTAAACCACATAATCTTTTTATATGTGGCAGGAAGTGTTTCTCCGGCACCGATAAGACTAATTAAAGGAGACCCTTCTGTTGATGCAACAGCGACACCACCATGACTTGCTGTAGTATCATTCGAAACATCCTTATTATTAGAATCTGTTCTATATCCGAGAACGATATCAGCATCAGTAATTCTAAGTCTTTGAACATCAACAAATGCTGTGGTTCCTCCAATAGTAATGTTACCATTTACACTTAAGTTACGATTAACTTGTAAGTCGTTTGCAACACTAACTGTTGTTCCAGGCAATGTTGGATTATCTGGAATTGAAATGACAGGCGTTGACCCTTCTCCCGTTCCACTAGTTACTGTTATTTGATTTCCAGTTCCACTAATAGTCTTAACATAATCACCAAATGTATTAGTCCCCAATCCAACACTATTAGGTTGAATAGTTGCCGCAAGTGATACATTGCTCGTACCATCAAAACTAATAGGAGGAGCAACAACATCTCCAGTTAATTGAAATGTTCTTGGTGTTTGTAATTTAGTGGCAGTTGCAGCATTCCCACCGGCATTACCGGTTAAATTTCCAGTAAATGTGGTGGCAGTAATTGCGCCAGATACATTTACGTTATCAAGTTCCGTGTGGCCAGCTACATCTAATCCACCATTAGCATCAATTATGCCAGCAAATGTAGAGGCACTGGATACATTTACAGTATCAAGTTCAGTCTGACCATTAACGTCTAAGTTACCATTAGCATTAATGACGCCACTAAAGGTAGAGGCACTGGATACATTTACAGTACTAAGTTCAGTATGACCATTTACATCTAAGTTAACACCAACGGCAAGTTGTACTCCATTGAAGGTTAAGTTGCCATCATCCTCAAGTTCACCACCAGTACCAGCAATAACAACACGATTGTCTGTAAGGTCTTCTACTTTGAGTGTATTTGCCTGCGCTCCTGCATTAATATCTAATATTCCTGATGTAGTGGTAACACCAGATACATTGAGATCGGTTAATTCAGTATGTGCATTAGCATCAATATTACCAGTAAATGTAGATATTCCTGATACATTTACGTCATCTAACTCAGTATGTCCATCTACATCTAAGTTACCATTAGCATCAATATTACCAGTAAATGTAGATATTCCTGATACATTTACGTCATCTAACTCAGTATGTCCATCTACATCTAAGTTACCATTAGCATCTATTGCTCCAGCAAATGTTGATACTCCTGATACATTTAATGTCGTTAAATCAACATGTCCAATGTTATATCTTTCTGTACCAGTTCCAACAGTTCCATTTACTTCTTTATTAACTAACTCTATCCAATTTCCGGCATGTGCATAATATGCTTTACCAGTAGAATGAACATGTGCAAATGCACCATGATATGTTGCGGCAGATGGTAAGTCTGTTAAATTAGAATATAAGAATGGAATTACATTACTGGTTGCGGCTCCAACTATCCTACCATTAGCATCAATAGTATTTCCAAATGTAGATATTCCTGATACATTTACGTTATCAAGTTCCGTGTGTCCATCTACATCTATAGAACCATTAAAGTCAGCAGCACCAGCAAAAGTAGAAACACCAATTACATTTACGTCATCTAACTCAGTATGTCCATCTACATCTAAGTTACCATTAGCATCAATATTACCAGTAAATGTAGATATTCCTGATAGACTTAAATTATTGAGTTCCGTCTTATTAGAAACTACCAGATTGGAGTTAACATTAACGATACTACTAAAGGTAGAAAGACCAGATACAGTTAAAGTAGTAAGTTCAGTCTTAGTAGTATTTTTTAAGGTATTGGTGAAGGTAGCAATACCAGTTACATTTAAATCATCAAGTTCTGTCTGCCCATCAATATCAACATCATTATTGAAGTCTGCAGCACCAGCGAAGGTTGCTACTCCCGTTACATTCAAATCGGAAAAGGTATTTCCAGTTCCAGTGGTAACTATCGTAGTGGCATTGATAGTAGATACCTTTATATTATCCCGAATATTTGCAGATCCTTGAACATCTAATTGTTCTGAAGGTTCAAATATAGTTGTTCCAATACCAACTCGACCAACAACCTCCAATACCTTTTGGTTCTCGGTACTTCCTTCTATACCAATTTTTTGTTGTTGATTTCTTCCGCTAAGGAATCTAATTGGTGCTGCCATTTTTCTACTTTAAAATTATTAGAGGTTTGATGTTTCCAGAACACTTGACAAATATTTAAGATCGGTAGCAGTACTACCAACAATTGTTAGAGTATCACCAGTCTCAACAACTAGTTTTCCTGCCAATAAATTTGCAGTATCACTTGCCGGGATTGCTAAGTTCTTGACAATCTCAGTATCTGTTCCACTTCTACGATGACCAAAACTAATTGTTTGAGTCGATGACCCAATATTAGTTACTTGCGATAAAAGAACAACACCCGTATAACCGACAGGTGCCGTATAAATTCCAACTGTGCTTGTTCCGACTACGTGTGTAATCGTTTTAAATACGTTTACTGTTGCTGCTGCGACTGCCATTTGATTAATCTCCTCCTAAAGCAAGAATGAATGGTGTTACTTGCGTGAATAAACTCTTAATGTAAACATTTCCGGATACAGTTCCGGTTGATTGATTGATCACAACACCATCACCAATCCTAAAATTACCTCTTTGATCAGTACTGGTGTAATTAATTTTTCCACCATCATCAGTGATTACTTCATTTTCAACAATCGAAACTCCACCCCTAGATGGATATGCAGTTTCGATTGTATTTCCGGCACCAATGTATTGAAATGAATGTGAACTTACAATTTGAGAACTTTGTCTAGAAAAATATGCAGTACTTCCAATTCCAACTTCATTATTTAGATTCTGTACCAGACTGATAGTTGTGATACCAGAGACTGGTGCGGTTGCCTCAAGAACGTCATAATAAATTGCTTCCATCTGTGCCGTTGCTGCAGCATTAGATCCACCACCACCAGTAAAGATAATATTTGGGGGAGTTTCATTATATTGAGATCCTGCACTTCTTACGGTCACAATAGTAACCGCACCATTCTCAACAGTTGCCGTAGCTTGTGCAGGAACAGCAATACCAGGTCCAGTTGGTGAATCAATTGTTACTACTGGTAATGAAGTATACCCAGATCCACCATTTGTAACTATAATATCTCTAATAACATAATATTTCCGATCAAAATAAAGTGCCTGACCATCATAAGGACGATTGTTTCCTACACCAGAAACAACAATCTGGTTCTGACTTACTGTCGCAGTAGAACTTACAGTTCCAGTATAACGATCATTACACTTAGAAGTCTCATCACCAATACCTTCGGCAACTAATCCTTTAGTTCCAAATGATGAGTTAGAGTTTGTTAAATCACATTGACCACCATTACCAGTATAGACTGCAATGTCATCACAAATAGTAAAGAGTGAAACTAATTGAGCATAAGCACCATTAGTTACTGAAACTCCAATACCACCCTGATTAAATTGTGTGTAAGAGTCAACATTAAATGAACCCTGAACACCAATATTGTTTATTTTATCACCCTCATCAGAATTAAACCCATCAATCTTAGCACCAATACTATCCTGAATAAAGTTAGTACAGTTTCTTATATAAGGACCCTTTGTAATAACACCGGTTCCTTGTAATGGACTTGATGATGCAGTTAGAATACCAGAGTTAACTGTTCCATTATTTCCTGGATAGTTTGTGGTAATTCCCGATGCGGCAGGTCCAACATTAATAATTGTTGTTACAATTCCTGCACATGTATGAACAGCTGAATGAACATTTGCACAATTTCCTACATCATATGATCCCCCATCAATCTGAATACTTACATCTTTAACCTGTGAGTGGTTAGATGCATAAAGACCACCTCCCACCTTTTCAAATAAAATATTGTTGATACAAGATCTTGCAATACCAACAGAATAATTAATTGCTTCAATGGTTGCATCTTTTACACTATATCCATTAGGATCAGTTCCCGTAATATGTTGTAGTGCATTACCATTGTAATAAAAATTACCGGCACCTACACATTTAGAGTTACCACCTCTGGTAATATCATGACAGATTGCTCGGTAAACATCTTTAATATCATCTCTACAATTCTGCGGGTCTGTTGGAGATCCACCAGCAGTAACTACTTGAAAAGATGGATTCTTATAATCAGTGCTAGTTAAATATCCTACTGCCTGACTCGCAATAAAATCTAAATTCTCACGAATGAGTCTTGCAGCATCAAAAAATCTATCAGATGATACTCCAACAAGTGGTCTAAATGCGATAACTGCCGCATTATTCGTCATTGGTCCACCAACAAAACTTAAGTCAGTAACATGACATCCTTGACTTACATAGAATAAATCCGTTCCATTATTCTGTGGTGCAACCAAACAACGACGAAGTTCTGTCCCTTCTACTGAAACATTATCTGGAAGATTGATTGGATTGTTTTCAGTATAAGTTCCTGGAAATACTTTTATAGTATCTCCAGCAGATGCTGATGCAACCGCAGACTTAATCGTTGCCTTTGCATTATCCTCATCCAATCCAGTATTAACATCATCACCATTATCGGTTACATATAATGTCTTACCTACAAATGTAGTACTTCCTGCACCAACTTCTACAATTCTTGTTCCAACACCAACTCCACCTGTATCCTGCTTTAGGAAAATCTTACCATCATAAAAGTTTACAGCTAATTCACCTAACTGTAACTGTCCGTCTGTTGGTTTCTTGCCAGCAACCGCTGACCTCTTAATCCTAATCGGAGTGGCCATCTATTCTTCTATCGGTATGTACCGTTTCAGAACAGTATATACTGTCCTTTTCATTTATTTATAATAGGTTGTTTCTTCTAGAACCATACCGATAAAGATTCACTGCTGGTTCTGGTTCCATCCACTTCTTAATTTTCTCATATCGATCAACATTAAAAAACTCCTGCGAAAGATACCAATCTTCCATAGGAGAATATGCTTTATCTTGATTACAATCATGGCAGGCACACAAAAGATTTTTTGTAAAATCTGGTCCACCCTTTGCCTTTGGAACAATATGATCTATCGTAAGTTTATCTTGCGATCCACAATACGCACACTCATGACCCCATTCTTCCTTTATCTTTGACCTCCATAACCTTTTTGCTTCTGCAGAACTTGTTGTTTGGAGGTTGAAGACATAGGCTTGAGGAGAATTATAGAGAGGCATAAGAGATTGCGTCTTACCATTATTTAGATGAACTCACCCATATCATAGATATACATTCTTCCCATCATAATCCAATATGACGTGAACATATCCTCAAAGTGTTCTGCGAAAAATCTAAACTTCTCATCAATAAGTTGACGACCTAACACTTGGAAGTGTGCCTTTGATAATGCAAAGAATTCTTCGAGTGCTTCTTCATCTCCCTGCTTAAATCCACGAACATATAAATCCCTTGCTTCATTCATAATACCATGACATTCTTCTGGAAGAATAACCTTGGTCCTTCCATCTGGTAATGGTAATACCTTATTCTTAATTGTTCCCATCGAAAGTTTCATACACTCTCGACTCTGCTCAACTGATAGTGCTCTCTCATCACCATCTCTAAATGCATGTTGCACACATCCATTCGTGCATTCCACAACACGAATAAGTGCAGTCGCATCTAATACTTCTTGAGATTGAGAACTCCAAATGTCCTTCCAATACTTATAATACTGTTGATTAACTTCCATAATATTCACTCATTTGTTTCTAATAGTTCCAATGTTCCAAGACCTCATACCAAATGGGGTATCGGCAATCAAAGTTTGAGTGTGTTCTGCTACTTCTTGTGGCACTACCAAACAAAATCCAATACCACAATTGAATACATTTCTCATCTCCTCCTCGGCAATGTCTCCTGCCTCCTGAATCTTGTTAAAGAGTTCTGGTCGTTCCCAAGCAGACCAATCAACATCAACTGTAAGACCTTCTGGAAGGCATCGTGGAAGGTTCTCAGGGATACCACCACCTGTGATATGTGCCATGCCTAGAATAGGAACCTCGTCCAACAGGTGCTGTATGAGACGGGCATAGATGGTGGTTGGCACCAACAGTTCTGGCATCTCCTTGTAGTAAATATAATTTCTCCACAGCATATCATTGACCAGTGTGTATCCATTACTATGAAGACCACTACTCTCAATGCCGATGACTACATCACCTGCTCTGATATTACTACCATCAACAATATCATTCTTCTCTACAATACCAGTGCAGAAACCAGCAAGATCATAATCATTTGCTCTATAATGCTCTGCCGTTTCTCCACCTAGCAATTCCATTCCTGCCATAGCACAACCAGTAGCAACTCCATTTACAATGTCAGTGACATTATCATCGAGTTTCTTAGTTGAGATATAATCTAGAAAATATAATGGTTCAGCACCAGAACATATAACGTCATTGACGCACATAGCAACGAGATCCTGACCAATAGTGGTGTAATCATGAGCAATCCTACAGATATTAATTTTAGTTCCGACACCATCGGCACCAGATACTAATACAGGTTTCTCATATCCTGATGGAATTTCCATCATTCCACTGAACCCACCAATACTAGGTGCCAGTGCTTTGATATATTCTACAAAAGATCTACCCTTGATAATATCAACTCCAGAAGTCTTGTAGTCCATCAGTCTCTTCCTAAACGAATGTATAAAGTAATCAATGATTGTGAGATTAGATCACAAGAATATGTAAATCCTTGTTTGTTTTCTT